CTTCCACATTTGTATCACCTACCTTTTGCATATTTTTCATATTTTTTTTTATATTTTCTTCATCTTGTTTGTCCATCTTCTCTAATTCTGAAATTGCATCTAAATCATCTGGAAGCATATCAATTATACTTTCATCGCTCAATAGTCCTCTAAGCTTTAAAGCTCTGTCTGTTTCTGTATATTTATCTGTTGGTAGATTTCTTTGTAAATCAATTTTTATATTTCTAAAATCATATTTTTTATTTTTACGTTTATTTATTCTATCTATTATGGTTTCCCATCTTCTTAATATAGCTTTTTTAAATTGCTTGTCCGCACTCGTTATCATCTGTTCTAGTGCGAAAAACTTTCTATCTAGTGCGCTTGCATTATCTGCATTCGTAAAACCTAAATCTGTTATATTTGGTACACCACTTATCATAGCAATTAAATCTATAAGTGTTTTTTTATGATTCTGTAATGCTGTATCTTGTACTGTTTTTTCTACCCATCCTATATCTCCACTTTGGTCAGGTGTATAAAATACTTTTGCTTTTAATAATGTTTCATCGAATTTTTTTCTTGCAGGATTTTCTATCATTTTTGGATTTCCTTTTTCATCAATAACAATGTTTCCATCTTTATCAGTTTCTTGAATTAAAGGATCTTCATCAGGTTCAAACCCTGTTATTTTTAATTTAGCTTCATCATTATATTGAAATGTATTTCTACTATTCTGTATTACTCTTTCATAAGCACAAATTAAAGAGATTACCAATTCAAAACTTGATAATCCCATTTCATTTTCTATTGCAATACATGGAAGCATATCCCATTTACTTGGTTTTCTTCTACTTTCTTCTTCTTTAAGTTTCTTTACATCGTCTGGGGTTGGTATATAGTATTTTTTACCATTTATAGTTATTAATTCTACAATTGTTATATCATTATTCTTGTTGTCCTTTTCAGTCCATTTTCTTAATTGACCAATTTGATTTACTGGAGTTGAATAGTCAAATATACCTATTGTATTCAAAGTGCTTTGCCTTGTATATATCATTTCATTTTCATCGTTTTCATATAATGTCTCGTAACAAGCTCTCATTCCAAAATAATCAAAAGCTAATTCGAAAAACTCTGCACCATCATCATTATATTTGCTGATATAATCTATCAACACTTTTAATTCATCAGTTGCTTTTTGGTCTTTGTTAAATATCTTATTTAATAGTTTTTGAATTATATTAAGCTTATTGTCATCGGATATTTTTTCAACATCATATACAGGAGCTTTTCCTGCAAAATATCCAGCTACCATCGAAGTAATATAATTTTCAAATCCAACTTTTATTTTATTATCATCAACACTTACTATGTCAGAATATGTTTCTTTTCTTCTTATTCTTTCATATAGTTTTCTTCTATTTTCCCACTCGGTATCTGCTAGTGCAACTATTTGTGACACACTATCTGGACTTTCTAATGTTTCTTTATTCCATTGTATCATTTTATTGTTTCCTCCTACATTATTATGTTATAGCCAAATTCCATATTCTTTTTTGGTTCATATAAAGAAAGAACTAATGCATCTCCTCTATCTGGTGATGTTAGTCCTCTTTTTTTCATTTCTTCTTTTCGCTCTAATTCTATTTTTCCATCTGAATTAATTCTGTACTTTCTATTGCTTAACTGTGTTATTTGTTTATCATCATAAATTAACTCTATTTCATTTCGTTTTAGCTTTTCTCTTAATAGTCCCCACATCAAGCCAGTTGAATTACTATACTCAACTGGCTCTTCTTTCTTGTTCTTTCCTCCTGCTCCTCCGAAATGGCACTCATATAGTTTCACTGTAATCCATTTTTTTTGTTGTTTTATTTCTTTTAATCTGTCATAAACTCCAACACCTAAACCATCGCAGTCTATCTTTATATGTATTGGTATTCCTATGTGTTGAGCTCTAAGATTATCGACTATTTGTACTATAGCTCCAGTCACTTGCATTGTGTCATTATGATGTAAGGATTTAATAGGTTGCTGATATTTTTTATCAAACATCGTATTTATAATTGTTTCATCATCACCATATCTTGCAACATCCACTCCTATATCTATTCTTGATACAGCATTGTCATTTGTTATTTTCTTGCTACAATTCTCAACCCAGTCTAATTGTATAAAACTATCAGGCATTGCTTTTGGAAATTCTCCTGCAACACGAACTCTATATACATCACTATCTAATCCATACATATCTATAATATTTTGAATAAATTCTTTTGAAACTCTTTTTGAATTTTCTCCAGAAACTTTGAAAGTATTATAAATATTTCTGTTTTTATTATGACTATCAAAAAAGAACCCACTCAATTGAGTTGGGTTTCCGCACATTATTAATTTTGCATCCTTTGTTGTTAAACTTCCTAATACTGGTTCAAAAGTCGTATCTTTTACTCCTGAAGCTTCATCTATTATATATAAAATATGTTCTGCGTGAAATCCTTGTAATGCATCCGGCTGTGTTGCTGTTCTTGGAACTGCAAACCAATTTTCAGGATATCTTTTCATATATAATTTTTCTTGTGTCCATTCTATTTCAGTTTTCAATGTTGGATTCAACCATTTAGCAACTTCAGCCCATAAAATGTCATGTAGCTGATGTTTAGTTGGAGCTGTACAAGGTATCTTTGGAAATGGTCGTGTACACATAAACCATATTATTAGCCAGCTTTGCAATGCAGACTTTCCTATACCATGTCCACTTCTTACTGATGTCATTGGATTTTGAGCAACACTATTTAGTATATCTCCTTGTATTTCATCCGGTGTTGCTTTTATAATATCTTTTGTAAATTCAATTGGTCTATCTTTATAATATAATATTGCTTCTGTAGATAACATTAATTATCACCCACTTTACTTTCATATGCCTTTTGTATTGTGTCTGCAAGTGATTGACTATTATTGTTTTCATTACCTATTCTATTATTTAAGATGTCATTTAAATCTTTCAATGCAGATGCCAATTCTTTCAATCCTTTTCTATCTATAATACTCATGTATGACTTTATTTCTTCATTTTCTTCAATAGTTTCTTTTGATGGTTTATTACATTTATAGTCATATTTTACTGTTTTAGTTTTTTTTGTACTCTTTGCTATGTGCATATTAAGTTCTTTTTGAGCCTCTATTACTTTTAAAGCTAAATCATTTGCAATTGTCTTTATATTTACTATTTGTTGTGCTTCTCTTTCGGTCTCTTTTTCTGTCACTTTTTCGATTGTTTTTATGACTTTTATTTGACTATTTTGTGACTTTTTTTCTTTCCACCCTTTTGTAGTTCTTCTTATATAGGCATTATCCTTAATTCCCTTATTCTTTAAAAACTCACTTATTGATTTATCTTCACCTAATATATATTCCTTTTCTAACTGTTTCCAATCATATTTTGCCATCACCTCACCCGCTTTTTATTCCATTAATATAGCATAAATTTTAGTTAACTGCTTTTTTTTGATTCTTTTATTATGTGTTTTCATATATATACTTGCATATTTATTTATTCTTTTTATCTTTTTTGTACATATAAAATTAATAAATTTGATAAATAATTCTTTTATTTTCTTCCAAACTTCTATTATTATGTCTACAATTTGTTGAAAGCAAATTGCTATATTATTTATCTGTTTTTGGGTCAATTCCATTTTTTCTCCTCTCATTAAAGCAAAAAATAGCTTATTTATGTTTTTTTTGACTTATATTCATTTTTTACTCCTAAATCCTATCTTACTATTGCTATCTTTCTCTAAGGTCCATGTATTATCTTTAGTCTTAATTTCTATATAAACAGATTTATAGTTCAATTTATTCACTATCCTACTTATCTGATTTAATGCTGTGGTTTCTTTCATATTCCGCCTCTTCACATATTTTTTGATATCTACATATAGTGCATTGCTTTTTATTATCTACAATACATTTAGCACGTTTCTTATTTTTATAATACTGTTCTCTTCTCATTTCAGCTGCTATCATTGCAGCTGTAATTCCACCTTTCATTTGTTTACTCCTTAAATTTTATTTCATCATATTCTTTTTCGTATTTTTTTATTATTTCTATAGGTGTATTTTGATTTATTATGGCAATTTTTTTCCCTGTTTCATCATAAAAAGTATACTTTATATAATTATCCATAAAATTACCTCTTTTCTTTTATAAACATAATATAGCACTAAAACGATTGCAATCTTAACCTTTTTGGCTCATAAGAGTCTGATTTTCACATCAAGGATTTTAGTACTATATTCTATCTATAAACACTACGCAATAATATAACAGACTTTGGTACCATGGAAATATGAATATTTATTATAGCTTCATCTAGAATATTGCCTCATAAAAACTCTTGCCATTTATTTTTTCTTACATTATTGCGTACTATTTATAGCTCATTACTCCTAGAACACGAATAGATCGTACCCGTTAAAACAGATTAACAAGCTAATAAAATTAATGTACGAATACTTTATAGTCCACCCGTAAAGACACTCCACAGTTTGTTTTTCACCGCATTGGGTATTCTGCTTCGCAAAATGTTATTCCCTAGCAAGCTACCTTAGGATACTGTTATCAATTCCCCCTGGCATATCTTTAAGGACTTGAACCTTAACTAATAGTTTTGGAGACTATTGTGCTACCCATTACACTAAAGACATATTTTATAGAAGTACATTCCCTCAGATTTGTACTCCCCTGCTATGCAGAATTTTATTTACAGCTAATAACTAGGATATAGCATTGCAACTTTATTTACAGAAAGGTAGGATGTATTCTAACCAATATATTAATGTTGCCTAGTACTTTAATATCAAAAATAGAGCCGTGCTTTTCAACACAGCTCCGCAAATTAAGTCAAACGGGACCTTTTATTTAATTTTCTAACTGTACATATTATATCATTTTTTTATTATGATGTCTTATGTTTTTTTATGTTCTTCATTTAATTCGTCAAATTTATTTAATGCATCTCCATTTATTTTACACATTTCATTATAACTATAATTCATCGTACTTGCAACATGTTCTAGCGGATTTTTTTCCGTTGCATAAACTATGTATCTTAAATATAAAGCCGTATGATATTTTTCATCATTCATAGCTTTTAATTGTTTTTCTATATCTGCTTGTTTTTGTAAGTCTTCTTTGAATAGATTAATAATTTCCATAGACGCATCTAAAAAGTCTTCTATAACATAATTAGGCTTATTTTGAGCTTTTGGCATTCCATCTATCACACTTGTCATTCTTGTAGCTCTTGCAAAATCTCTCTCGTAATCTTCTAATTTTTTATCTATTCTTATCTTTAAAAATTTATAATTTTTTAGATCTTCTCTATTCATCAGTGTACCTCCTACATATAAATTACGTTTTCAGGGCTAACTTTATATTTTTGCGGTTCAGCTATTTGTTTTAACATTTCTAATTCATGAAAAGTAAAGCATTCATTATACCCGTATGTCATTTCACTATATAAAGCATATTTATTTTGTTCATATACTTTTTCTAATATATATTTATTTTTGCCTTTCTTTAATATCATTGGTGCATATCTTTGGTCTCCCATAATCTTTCGCCTCCAAAAAGCTTTTAAAATTACATTGTTTTCTATCACATAAAAATTGTTTTATACAAGCGTTACAATCCATTACTTGTCCTCCTATTATAATTCTTTAATAAACTTATGGTACTTTAATGCAATTTCATGTTCTATAATACACCCTCTAGCATTTTCCCAACCTTTCATAAAGACTATTGCATCAGCTTTATCTAAAAATTCTATTGATTTTGATAAATAAAATATGGGAGATACTTCATCATCAAAATCTTTTATAACAGTATCTATAACTTCATGTCCTTCTTCTTCTAATTCTTGTATTAAATATTTTCTTTCATCTTTTATTTGCTTTTCTGTTTTGCCATTCATCGGCTGACTTATCATTATTTTCATTTACTCTTTCTCCTTTCTTAACTCCTTTTGTAAACTATCTATAGCTTCATCTATTACATAATCAGGAGTGCTTTTTACTTTTTTTAATAATTCATTTAATATTTGAATATTATTTGTCATTACTTTTATCCTTTCTTTTGATATATCTTATAATTTCATTGATTTTATCTCCCATTTTATTAGAATCATAATAAAATCTTATTTCCTGCATCATAGTTTTTGGATTTGCTATGGCTTCTTGTTCTTTTTCTAATTCTTCTATCTCTTCTGTATTATCTTCTAATATTTCAACTTTCATATTTAGCTTATCTATTGCATTTAATACAGTTGTATCATCTAACGTTA